AAGAGGGAGTAGAAATCTAATATAATGTCTGGTGCTTTTCCAATATCAACTGCTAAATTTGAATCTTTAGGAATAAAGTCTATTCAAAATACTATTATATCTAAATCTGTTTCAGGTAAGAAACTTGCAAGACAAATAGATGGTCAAAGATTTGGTTTTACTGCTCGTATTATAACTGCAAAAAGATCAGATGTTTATGGCGAACTTATGGGATTTATTATTAAACAAAGATCAGGAAAAGAAAACTTTACTATAATCCCACCTGAAGTTGAAGATGCAAGAGGAACTGCTAGTGGTACTCCTCATGGTACTGCATCTGCTGGTGCTACTTCAATTACATTAGGTGGAACAGGAACAGGCACACTAAAAGCTGGAGATTTTATCAAGTTTGCTTCACATGACAAAATATATATGGTCGTTGCAGATCAATCAGATATTTCAACAGGCTCACTTACTATTGAGCCACCTTTAACAACTGCTGTATCTTCTTCAAATATAACTTATGACAATGTTCCTTTTACAGTTCATTTAACTAACGATATTCAAGAATTTGGAGTTGTTGGTGCAGATAAAGATGGTAATGCTTTATATCAATTTGAATTTGACGTAGAAGAATCTTTATAGTGAAAAAGTATAAAATAACTCACAAAATTACTGCGGATTTTATTGCCGAAGCTATTGTCAATGAAGATGAAATAGATAGTAATATTAATGATCTAAAAGAGTATAAGAAACCTAATAGCAAATTTGATTATACTATGTTAAAAGGTTCAGAAAGTGTAACACAAACAACTTACGAGGAATATGACGAGAAGTCTGACAACAGCAGTAAAGAACGAATTAGCAACAAATGATATTCGACCAGTACATCTTATCACTATTAACTTTGGTACTCCTGTTAATATCACAGATTGTTCATTTCCATTAACATCATCAGTATCAGGCTCATCAGTTACATACGCAGCTAGTGATTTTATATTAGGTATATCTAATCATACAGAAGAAACAGATATTACTAAATCAAGTGTAAGTATTAGTTTATCTGGTGCAGACCAAACATTTATCTCAACAGTATTAAATGAAAATGTTGTTAATGATAATGTAGATATTTTTAGAGGGTTTTTAAATGATTCTAATGGTTTAATTGCTGACCCATTTTTATTATATCGAGGTAAAATAGAAAGTTTTGAAATACAAGAGGGAGAAAAAGATAGTACAGTTGCTTTATCAATAGTATCACATTGGGCAGACTTTGAAAAAAAGAATGGTCGAAAAACAAATAATACATCACAACAAAGATTCTTTAGTACAGATGTAGGTATGGACTTTGCATCTCAAACAGTACAAGATATTAAATGGGGTAGAGCATAATGGGTTTTGGTAGTATTTTTAAAGCAGTAACAAGAGTAGTATCTTTTTTTAAAAGTGCAAATCCTCTTGTATCTCTTGGAGTTACATTATTTTTAGCTTGGGTGTTAAGACCTAAAGTTCCTGAAATAGAAGATTTTGGTACAAATGAATTTGATGATTTTGAACGAGGTTTATTAATAAATAAACAATCTAATGACGCAAATATTCCTGTAATTTTTGGAGAAAGACTTGTTGGTGGAACTAGAGTCTTTATGGAAACTTCAGGAACAGATAACACTTATTTATATATGGCAATCGTTATGTCAGAGGGAGAGATAAACGATATAGAAGAAATAAGAGTAGATGATAAAGCTGTTACATGGGCAAGTGCATTATCAGATGGAACAGAAGTAGAAGTAGGAAGTGGAGATAGTAATTTTTATAAAGATTCAGAAAGTTTAATTAGAGTAGAACCTCATTTTGGAACAGATGGTCAATCAGCATCATCTTTATTATCAACATTATCATCTTGGGGAAGTAATCATAAATTATCTGGTTTATGTTATTTAGCATTAAGATTTAAATGGAATCAAGACGCATTTACTGGGATACCTAAAGTTCAAGCAAAGATACAAGGTAAAAAAGTTGTATTTTATAATTCTGGTTTAGTTGCACAAACAGCAGATTATAAAACAAATCCAGCTTGGTGTTTATTAGATTATTTAACAAATGAAAGATATGGAAAAGGTATTGCTATTTCAGAAATAGACTTACAATCTTTCTATGATGCTTCAGTTGTTTGTGAAACACAAGTAACACCATATTCAGGTGCTAGTGATATAAATATTTTTGACACAAATGCTGCAATAGATACATCACAAAAAATTATAGATAATGTTAGAGAAATATTAAAAGGTTGCAGAGGTTATCTTCCATATACAAATGGTAAATATAGATTAATTATTGAAACAACAGGAAGTGCATCAATAACATTAACAGAAGATGATATTATAGGTGGATACAATTTATCTATTCCAACAAAGAATGAAAGATACAATAGAGTTATAGTTGGTTTCGTAAATCCAGCTAGAAATTATCAAGTGGACGAAATTCAATTTCCACCAATAGATGATAGTAGTTTGCCAAGTGCAGATCAACACGCAACTATGAAAACTGCTGATGGTGGATTCTTATTAGAGGGTAGATTTACATTTAAGACATTGACTTCGCCATATCAAGCAGAGGAGATGGCAGAAGTTATTTTAAGAAGAAGTAGAGAAGCATTAACACTTGGTATTAATGTTAGCTTTGATGCTTATGATTTAGCCATAGGAGATATTGTAAATATCACACATAGTTCATTAGGTTTTTCTGCAAAAGCATTTAGAGTTATGGGTTTAACTTTTAATGAAGATTTTACGATAGGATTATCTCTTGTTGAGTATCAGGCTAGTCATTATACTTGGGCAACAAAAACACAAGTTAGTTCTACACCATCTACAAACTTACCTAATCCTTTTACTGTTCAACCACCAGCAAGTGTGACTTTATCTGACCAGCTTATTGAATATAACGATGGAACTGTAATTGTTGCTTTAGATATTAGTATTGGTGCAAGTACAGATTCGTTTATAGATTTTTACCAAGTAGAATATAAATTAAGCACAGATTCAGATTTTATAATTTATGCACAAGGTTCAGGATTAAACCACAGAGTCTTAAATGTAATTGACCAATCTACTTATGATGTAAGAGTTAAAGCTGTTAATAGTTTAGGTGTATCTTCAACTTATGTATCAGCACAAAGAACTATAATTGGTGCTATTGAACCACCACAAGATGTTGAAGATTTTTCTTGTAATATTTTAGGACAAGAAGCACATCTTTCATGGACACAAGTACCAGATTTAGATTTAGCTTATTATCAAATTAGATATTCTTCTTTAACAGATGGCACAGGAGATTGGTCAAACTCTGTATCTTTAGTTGAAAAAGTATCAAGACCAGCAACTTCAATTAACGTACCTAGTAGGGTTGGAACTTATTTAATTAAAGCTGTAGATAAACTTGGAAACTTTAGTTCTAACGCAACAGCGATTATTTCTAATGTAACAGGAGTAACTAATTTCAATGCAGTAGCTAGTCAATCAGAACACCCTGATTTTTTAGGAACATTTACTAATACAATAAAAACAGATAGCACCATTCAATTAGATTCATCAGAATTATTTGATAGTGCTTCAGGAGATTTTGATGATGAGACTACTAGGTTTTTTGATTCTGGTGTATCTAATGCAGACTTCTATGCTAGTGGTAATTATTTATTTGCAGATATAATTGATATAGGTGCTAAACATACTTGCAGACTTACAGCTAGTTTAAAACAAACTTCTAACAATCCAGATGATTTATTTGATAATAGATCAGGATTATTTGATACAAATTCTTCTAACTTTGACGGAGATACACCATCTAATTCTAATGCTCATATAGAGATTGCAACAAGTGATGATAATTCTACTTATACTTCTTTTCAAAACTTTGTAATTGGAGAATATACTGCTAGATATTTTAAATTTAGAGTTGTTTTAACTTCAAGCGATTTAGCTTCAACTCCTGTTGTTGAAGAAGTATCAGTTACAATAGATATGCCTGATAGAATATTTAGTGGAAATGATATAACATCAGGTGCTGGAACTTACACAGTATCATTTACAAACCCATTTAAAAGTGATAATTATAGTGTGGGTGTTACGGGACAAGGAATGGCTACAGGAGATTTCTTTTTAGTAGAATCAAAAACAATCAATGGTTTCAACGTAACTTTTAAAAATTCAAGTGGAACAGCATTATCAAAAACATTTGATTATATTGCAAAAGGGTACTAAAAGGAGTATAAACACATCATGGCACAACACGATTACGATATAGCGAACCAATCTTTCCCAGCTTTTAGAACAGACTTAAATGGTGTTCTTGAAGCTATAAATACATCTAATTCTGGTACATCAAGACCAAGTGGTGCAGTAGCTGGTACAATTTGGCTAGACACAACATCAGCATCTACTCCTACTTTAAAATATTATGATGGTGCAGATGATATATCTCTTGCAACTTTAGACCATTCAGCAAACACAGTTAATTGGTTAGATAGTTCAGTTGTAGCAGATTTAGTAAATGACACCTCTCCACAATTAGGTGGTCAATTAGATGTTAATGGTAATGCTATTGGAGATGGCACAAACGAATTATTAAAATTTGTAGAAACAGGTAGTGCAGTTAATGAAATAACTATAACTAATCAAGCAACAGGAAGTAATCCAAGTATTTCTGCAACAGGAGATGATACAAATGTTGGTTTAGAATTTTCAACAAAAGGAACTGGTGCAATTAAATTTAACGATCTAGCTTACATACCTCAACAAGCATTAACATCATCATCAAATGCAGTTGCTTGGGACACACAAGCTAAACCAAACGCATATCATCTAACAACAGAAAACACTACTTTCTCTGCACCAACTAATCCTGTTGAGGGTGCTTTTATTTGTATTGAAATTAATTATGATGGTGCACACACAATAGCTTTTAATACTGTATTTGAATTTGCAGCTTCAACTGCACCAACATTTACTTCGGCAGATGGTAAGACAGACATATTAGTATTTAGATACAATGGTGCTGTGTGGCAAGAAGTAGGTAGAACATTAAATTTAAGTGAAAGTTAAAATATGTACGCATTAGTAGAAGATGGCTCAATATCAAAAT